AACAGCAATGGCTGGACAAAAGGCGCAGAACTTGGTATCCATGATGGCGTCAACTTTAAATTCTTAATTAACAATTGTCCAAATCTACATATGATTGGTGTGGACTTATATGAGGCACAGCCAGATAACGGTGGACCAGAGAAATGGACTCCCGGAGAACATGGGCATGCTTGGGATCATAACAAATACTATAATGATTTGCGAGAGTTTGAAGAACATAATCCAGACAGAGTTGATATTATAAAAGACTATACTACTGAAGCAGCCAAGACGGTTGACGATAAAAGTTTAGATTTTGTATTTGTCGATGCTGACCATGGATACGAAGGTTGCCTAAGAGATATTAAAGCTTGGGATAGTAAAGTAAGAGATGGCGGTATTATGTTTGGACATGATATACATTTCCCTACTGTCAAACAAGCAGTGACAGAGTTTTATGGCGAGAACTCTTGGCACGTAGAAGACGATTTTATTTGGTGGGTACAGAAGTGAATATCCCAAAGAAATTAGGTCAGATATGGGTTGGCCCTCGTCCTGCACCACTTCAATGGATGCATACTTGGCGAGACAAACATCCTGAATGGAACTATACAATATTCACTGATGAAATGCTTCGTTCTCGTAAATGGCATAACGGGCATTTGATTGAACACTATTATAATACAGGTAAATTCCCAGGTGTATCAGATCTTATTAGATATGAATTGCTATATGAGCATGGTGGCTTTTGGCCTGAGGCTGATATGACTTGCTTAGAAAATACGGATGAGTTGTTTACATCACCAGAAAATTACGCTTATTCTTGTTATGAGAACGAAAACCTACCAACTCCAAATATTCAACCAATTATGGCATGTAATCCTGAGAATGTATTCGTCAAGCATGTTATTGATACACTCCATAAATTAAAACCAACTGATTTGAAACCAGAACCTTTTAGATCCACGGGTAATCTATTTTTATCTCAGCACCATCCAAACTTTAAACACATGATAACGATATGGCCAAGTCATTATTTTATTCCATTGTTTTATATCCGTGGTGCAAAAAGATATGATGGACCAGATAAAGTTTATGCAGACCACAAATGGGGATCCACTGGTCATGCGAATAGTATAACATACGATAAGGGTATATAATGTACATATCTCACAAATATAAATTGATATTTTTACGAACACCAAAAACAGCAAGCAGCAGCCTGTCCGAGTTCTTTATTAAAAACATTCCTGATCCTGATGCGATTTATACGCCAGTTGAAGATTCAAACATTGAAGCCACATTAAGCCAAGATATAATTAATAAGTATAAAGTGCATTTTAAATATTATCATTTTACATTACAAGATTTAGTTGAAAATCGTATTATAACACCAATGGCTGCTATTCAATATAAATCTATTGCGGTAGTAAGAGATCCTGTTGATAGACAAAAAAGCTTTTACTATTTTTATAAGAGATGGAAAAATCAACATTTAGCACCATCAATAGAAGAATATAATTCTTGGACGACAAAGGGTTCTTTTGTCGGTGAGCCAAACTCTGGTATATTACAATCTGATATATTAAAATATAACAACGAAATCTGTGGTGATTATTGGCTATATGAAAACATAAACAATGAGCTCAATAAACTTATGCATGATTTACATATAGAAGTAACACATATGTTACCTAGGCATAAAACTAATTTTAGAAAAAACCGCGGCAATGAAATCTCTTTTGATGATAAAGCAATGGATAATATATTAAAATACTTTGGACCTGATGTAACACTATATAACGAATTAGCTGAGGAAACATACGTATGAAGGCTTATATCTTAAAAATTAATGAAGAATTATCTATGAAATACGCAAAGATTGCAGCTGACTCGTGTGATAAAGTTGGATTACCTTGGGAATATCATTTAGGATATAGTAATCAAACGGGCAAATCAGCATTCCGAGATTTAAATATACCTGGTTTGCCAACCGAACCTTATAAGCATATTGAAAATCCATATACTGCTCACAAAGCTTTTTGTTGTACCGCCGGTCATTTCGCTATATGGAAAAGAATTGCTGAAGGTACTGATAACGTAGGTGTTGTACTTGAACACGACGCTATAATGCTACAGCCAATATCAATAGAAATACCAGAAAATACTATCGTGGTATTAGGATATAAAATAGCTAATCCAAATGATTACGATCACGTTTCTGCTGGTCCTCCAACCGATTTAATTAGTATTGAAGGGCATGAAGGAGCACATGCTTATGCTATGACTAAACGAACTGCTCAATTTTTGATTAAAGAATTATCTGAACAAGGTATACGAAGTGCGGTTGATAATGATTATTTTATATTGCGCCAGCGCAGAACAGCTATCCCGTTACACATAGCTTCACCAACTCCTGCCCTTGGATGGCTGCGAGAGTCGACTATTTGGGGTAAATCGGCACAAGTTAACTATGAATTTATACCCTCTTTTCAAAAATATTATAAATAGAATTAAATAAAATAGTAGGATCTAATTATGGTTGACGAACCACAACAAGACATTAATGACCCGAAAAATAACGATGAAGTCGAAGCTAAACCTAAATCAAAGCCAAAAGAAAAGGCTGCTGAAAAAGGTAAAGATGGCAAGCGTAAAATTCAGAGTTTTAAAGGATTTGATGCAGGAAAATATATTGATATTGAGCCAACGTTAAATGAAATGGCATCGAGTAAACCGGCCGTTATAACTTTCGGAAGAATGAATCCAATTACAATGGGCCATGAAAAATTGGCTAACGCAGTTGCAAGTCAAGCCAAAAACAGTGGCGGTGTTGGTTATATTTACCTTTCACAATCACAAGATAAAAACAAAAATCCATTAAGTTATAATGATAAAATTAAATACGCTCAAAAGGCATTTGGTAAAATCGTTATTAAATCAAAAGCACGAACTATTATTGAAGTGATGGCTGAACTAAGTGGTAAACATAAAGATGTTATAGTAGTTGTTGGATCTGATAGAGTAAAAGAATTTGATAGATTACTAAACAAATATAATAAATCATCAGCTGGATATGTATTTAATAATATTACAGTTGTATCGGCAGGTCAAAGAGATCCTGACGCCGAAGGTGTTAAGGGAATGTCTGGAACTAAAATGCGTGGCTTTGCCATGGATAATGATGTTAAGAAATTCGCAACCGGATTACCAAGTAAATTAAAAACATCAGCAGCCGCGATATTAGCCGACGTGCGAAAGGGAATGAACATGTCAGAAGATAACGATAACGAA